TATCAATCTCAAGTACACCTTTACCTACGTTATCTGTAGAACCCAAACTTAGAATAGTTGGATTACTACTAGGTGATGTAGTAGATGTAACTGCAGATGATAAATATGTAGAACGCTCTTGCTGGAAAGTATATCCAGACAAGTTCATTAATACTTCATCAATAAGATTTGATAGTGTGGTTGCCATTAGATGCTCCTCAATGCGTCAACTGCTGATAAATTTGTTGTCCCAGCCAACTCATTACAAATAGCATTAAGAGCCTTAAAGTCATCAGGTTGACGATTTGCGTCTGCTTTGTAATTAAGCGCACCAATTAATGCCTTGCCTGATGTACTAGCCCAAGCATTTGCAGCACCAACGGCTGCTAAATATGAAGTTAGAACTGGATAAGTTCCACCATTTGCAAGACGATTAAGTTCATCTACGAACGAACTACCTGCTGTACCTGCCATTACTTAGCCTTTCTTTTTACCGCAGCGTTATCTACCAAATTTGGATATGGTCTACCTGCTGCTTTAGCCCTTGCTTTTGCTCTAGCCTTTTGTGCTGGAGTTAATGGAGTAGATTTCTTATTAGGGTTTTTCTTTTCCCAAAACTTTTTCTTTTTCACCATTTCACCTTATCTGCCCAGTATGCTGCAGACATTTTGCCTTTAGCAATATTTGCTTTATGACGTGCCTTAAAAGATTTCTGACGAGCCGTTGGCTTCTTATCCCCAGTTACACCCTGTTGTCCAAAACGGATAGTCTTTACTTGACTTCCTTCTTTAGCCACAACTACGTGTGACTTAGTAGGATGATTAGGAGTTCTCTTTGGTTTATTAAAACCAGATACTCCTGCTCTTTTTAATCTTGAGTCTTTCATTTATTTCCCCTTAATAACTTCTTTAGTCTTTGGGTCAAGGCGCATCTTTTCACGCCCATCCTTACGAAGAATAACAATTACACCGTCTCGCATAATTGATTTATTCCAACCGTCGTGGCGTTTACGTTGACCCGAAGACATTACTTCTTCTTTGACATCCCAGCCTGAGATAAGGCAATAGCAACTGCCTGTTTCTTAGACTTTACTTTTTTCTTAGATTTACCAATGTTAAGAGTTCCAGCCTTGTACTCTTTCATAACCTTGGAAACTTTCTTTTTCGCTGCTGCTTTTTTCATTACTTCTTTTTGCCCATTTTCTTCATTGCAACTTTCTTAACAGTCTTCTTCATTGTCATTTTCTTACCTGACTTCTTGGCTTCTTTTTTAGCCATAGCCATTCCTTTTTTGCCGTAAGAAAATTCTTTTCCGTTTACCATTGGCATTTTATACTCCCAGTTCTTTCATTATAGTTGCTGTTTTTGGTGTTATCTTTTCTGCCGAAATCATTGAGTTACCATTGTAAGGTTTACCCAAGTTTTCGGAAGCCTTGTATGCTGCTTCTATCTTTTTCATACTTGTACCACCAGGCTGTATGCCTTGGCTTCTTGCTTCTTTATAAGCATCCATCTCTTTATTATACTTCTTCTTGCTCATAAAAGATTGACTATTAGCATCACCAGTACTTAATTGTAACCCTTTAGCCTTGCATCCAAAACAAGGGTCTATCTGGCAATTGCTATGGTCTATTGTAAAAAATTCTTCTTTACCTGGAAATGGTTTAGGTGATGTAGCATCACACTCAGTACATCCATATAAGGATACGTACTGATTCATCTGACCATCTTTTAATTCATAACCCCACTCAAGAACTTTACTTTTGTGGTCGCATTCCATACTTCTCCCTATTGTGCTATGAAATTATCTGATGTAATTCCTACGTTTCCATTTTCAAGAGCAGTCTTAGTTGCATCATCTACTACATACTCATAGCCACCACGATATACCTGTGGGTATTGTGATAGGTCCTCATCTAATGGATAACGAATTTGTTTATAAGTTCCAGTAGGTTGCATAACAATTGTTAAGCCCCTATCTAATCTAAAGAATTCAAAAAGACGGTGCTGTCCTGCTGGACCTTCCATTGTGGTAGGTGTTTTAAAAAGCCAATCAGTCATAAGTCCTCCTAATGAACTCACCGCAAGATACTGCAACGTATTCGCCGTTTAAACAGTATCTTACAGTCAATCAATTAAAGAGCAGCGATTGAAGAACCAGATGTGATTCTATATAGAGCCTCATCACGGTAAACAGCAAAGCCAAGTACTCCGTACCAACCCATTGGGCGGAAACGCATTAACTTGTCAGTTACGTTACCAATAACGATATGTGGCTCTTCAGCAACAGCCTCAGCCATAGCCTGTGAACCAGCAACGATTGTGTTAAACACACGAGTTACTGGAGTTACAGTTACAACTGTTGTAGCAGTTACTGCGCCAGTATTGGCGGTATCAACTGTAATAGTTGTTGTTGAACCAGTTGTTGAGATATTAGAAATCAAAGCGCCAGTAGCGATATTTGTTCCTGCAATCTTATCTCCGACCTCTGCACGAGATGCAATTACTGATGAAGAAGCAACGCCGAATGTGAATCCAGCAGAAGTTCCTGCAACTGTTACTGCAGTTGTAGCAAGAGCGGTTTGATTAGCACCTGATTTTGCATTGTAAAGACGTGGGTTTTCTACGAAGAATGAACCTTCGTAATCTCCGATTTCGCCAGCCCAGATGTTCTTAACTGCTGGGTCTGATTGTGCGTGAACGAAGTTCCAGCCCAAGTTTCCAGTCTCAGCACGAAGGTCGTGTGAAACTTCTGGGTGAATACCAGTCCAGTATAGTGAACCACGACGAGCCTTAGCCTTGTTAGAACGTAGACGAGCAACAGCCTTGCGGATGTCTGCTGAGTCAATTGTATCTGTGGCTGCAACAGTTGCTACAGAGGTTGCGGAACCTGCGTAGATGTTGTTTGTACCAGAGCGTAGTGTTGTCATTGCAACTTGGTCAATTGAGTCTGCCAAGTTGTAGGCAATGATGTTAGCAATTGCAGGGTCAACATCTGCAAGAGAGAATAACTCTAATGCACGTGTTACTAAAACTGCGTTGCCGTACTCATTTAGAGTAACTGTTACAGATGTTGGAGTAGATAGTGCTACTGCATCTGGGTCAGTTGTCTCTGTTAGAGTTGATGTAGCAGCGTCAAGGTCTGTGTACTTTTGTAGTACTACAGTTTGCCCTGGCATTGCTTGGCGTGCTGGACGCTTATCTGCGACTGAACGAATTAGTGGTTCGGCGCGGAGAGCGAATTCCAGAAGACGGTCATACGCCTTCTGTACAAGACCAGCACCACCTACGGTACCGCCTAGCGAACCGCTAGAGGTATCTGTATATTGGTTGGACATTGTTTAGTCTCCTTTGACTATGAACGGATAAGTTATTGCTGCGAACGAAGCAGGTCTAAAATCTCTTCCGTAGATGAAGCATTGTTCAATCTGGATTCGATATTTTCTGCTCTGTCGGGAGTAATAGCACCCTGAGTTAAGATGTCTTGCTGACGTAATGCAGCAATATTTGCATCTACTTGCGGGGTGTTTTGCGCCTGTAACCCAAACAAGTCTCCGTTATCTTCAAGCCAGTTAGAAACTGACTCTTCGTTAACTTCCTCTATATCTTTTAGGATTAGGCGTGCAGCCTTTTGGTTTACACCCTTTTTTTCTAGGACAGATTTAACGGTTTGCTCACGCTGCGCCTTGGAATATGTCTCAAGTTGCTCAGTAAGTTCCTTAATACGTTTTTCATCTGACCTCTTGGCTTTACGTAACTTTTTTACTAAGTCACCGCCGTCGGTAGACGAATCCATATCTAGGTCGTCGTCTTCATCTTCTTCCCATATGTTGTTGCTCATAGCAACCACCCTTTCTATTCGTTGTTAGTTCGCAGACCACAATGACCATTCGGGGTAATGGGTTGGCTTCTGCTACCAGTCTTATACGCTAACGGGGCTGGTGGGTCCGTAAGGATTCTATTTAGATTAAGCCAGCACCTCTGGCTTGTGAAGCAAATGACTTGCTTCCTATAGTGCCCGCTCTACCTGCAAAGCGAGCCTCTTCTTCTTTAGTTAATGCTTCTAAGGCTTGTGTTTCTCTGACTGAGTTTCTAAAAACAATATTCTCTAAGTCAGCCTGTGATAGTGGCTGTGTTCCAGATATACCTGCAAGTTTAGTTGCGGTAGGAAGTGCTTGTGCTACACGTCCGAACTTACCAAGTGCACTCTGGTATGTCTCACCCATAGCACCTAATTCAGTAGCACGCTCTACAGTTACTCCACCTGGAAGGGTTTGAGCACCTAAGCCTTGTTGAGCAGCAGTCAAAACTTCATATCCAGCAAGTTCTCTTGCTAGGTCCTTAGAACTCTTTTCTCCACCAATAATTGCTTTAGCAATCTGAGTACGAGTTAAGTTTGGATAGTAAGTCTTAATAGTTTCTTTTACTTCATTAGGAGCAAAATCAATTCTATCAAATATCTGAGTAACACGCTCTGCAAATACTGATGCTGGGATAGCCTTACCAATTATTCCAGTAAGGAATTCTTCAGTTGCTAACTCACCAAGGTTTGATGCTCTAAGAACATCTGCCATCTTTGATTGAGTTCCAACATACTCAGCAACTGTAGGAACAGTTACTGGCTTTCCAGCCTGACGTAAATCTTGTAGGTCGTAGATACCTTTGAACCGCTTAGTAAAGTCAGCCATCTCAGGGTTGTTACGAACATCTTGTAATGCTAAGTTATAAGATTCATCAATAGTTGCGCCTGTCTTATAGAACTTAGACATAGATGTATATAGTTGGTCAACCCAAGGTTTTGCGATTTCCTCTGCACCAAAGAATAAACCAAGAGTAGTTTTAAATACATCTTTTGCTAATGTTGGTCCAGTTACACCAGAACCAGGTAAACCAGCACTTAATGTAGTTCCGCCAGTTCCTGTTCCACCTGTTGTCCCACCCATTGTTGTTCCACCCGTTGTACCACCAGGTAAATCACCAAAGAAAGATAATCCAGTTAGGCTAGTTCCTAGTCCACCCATTCCACC